CAAATTGCACACCCCCTTCCTAGCACCAGTTTACTAGAAAAGGGTGGAAATAAGAATTAAGGAGTTGATCGTATGAACCAATTAACAAAGATGTTTGACGGCGAGCAATTAAGAATTATCGAACAAAACAATGAGCCGTGGTTTGTAGCAAAAGATGTATGTGACATCTTGGAAATTAACAATAGCAGACAAGCCTTAACACGATTGGATAATGATGAAAAAGCTGGTGTCACTTTAAATGACGGTAGCCAAAATAGACACTTGCAAGCTGTAAACGAATTTGGACTTTATTCGCTTGTACTAGCTAGCCGGAAGCCTGAAGCCAAACAATTTAAGCGTTGGATCACTCACGAGGTAATTCCTTCTATCAGAAAACACGGCGGGTATCTCACGCCAGAGAAAGTAGAGGAAGCGCTTCTTAATCCAGATACCCTCATTCGTCTGGCCACTGACTTAAAACAGGAGCGAGAAGAACGCCAGCGATTGGAGCAGCAACAGAAAGCTGACTTGCCTTATACAACATTCGGTAAAGCTGTTTCAAATTCCAATGCATCTATCAATGTCGGAGCTTTTGCCAAGATGATGTATGACGAACACGGAATACGGATTGGTCGAAACAAAATGTTCAACTGGCTTCGAGAAAAAGGTTACCTAATCAAATCGGGTCGAGAAAGAAATAATCCAAAACAGCGCTATATCGAGCAAGGGTTGTTTAACACGACCGTGACAGTTGTAAGCAGAACTCAAGGTGATGTTGAAAGTATTACTACATTAATCACCGGAAAAGGACAGGTTTACTTTGCAGAGTTGTTACTTAAAGAGTATGAGGCGGTGATTTAAATGCTAAAAGTCGATTTTGATGAAGAAACCGCACAACTTGTTGCAGATAAGATCGCAAACATGGCCTTTGAAAAAATTAAAACGAAGCTAGATCAATATTCCAAGTGGCCTCCTATTCTTACGAAAAAAGACTTAATGGAATTCCTTCAAATTAAGGATAACAAGGCATCTGAACTTTTAAATAGAGATGACTTCCCAGTTATAAGAGAGTTTGGTCATCCAAGAGTTTCTTTACAACAACTTATGTACTGGATAGATCAGCACACTGATTGGGTGAAAGACAACGCTCCGAAAGCGAAGTATCCATATCGTGTTATCTAGCAGAATCGTTTTCGGAGTAGGTCTTTTCTTATACCAAGGGGGTCACCTGGTATATCTCAATTATATAATGATACCCCTCTTGGCAGCTATTCCAATTAAGAATATGGAAGGAGGGGAGAGCGTTGAAAGTAGGAGCAATTTTGAGAGCTGCAAGGCAAAGGAGAGGATTCAGCCAGGAAGAATTAGCGCACATGTTGCACATTAATCAATCAGACATATCGAAGTATGAAAATGATACAAAAGAGCCGTCGATAAGCCTTTTCCAGCAGTGGACAACCAATACACAGGCACAGGAAGTATTTGTCGCCTATCTTTGCGGATTGGATGGAATCGGCATGATGCAAAACCTGGTCGATTTCACTACAACATCAATTGGAATGATCATGGGAGGAATGCTGTTTTGAAGGATGCAAACGACAATTGCTTAGTCTGGTTAGGTTTTATCCCGTTTCTGTTTATTGTTATCCATCATATTTAGAGAGGTGAAGGAAATGAAGACAGCAGCAGTTATGGAAGATGTACAAGAATTAAACAGGCGTTATGAATACGCTCACCTGCGTGCTCAAGAGGAGTATCAGAAAGGCGAGTATCGCAAATCTATTTGTTACTTGGACTTAGCTAATGAAACGAAAAAAAAGCTGGAGACAGGTTGCCATGAGTGACAAATCTATCAATCGATTCTATCAAGTCCTGGCTGTAATAACCGCGATATTTTTTATCATAGCAAGCCGGATATCGGCAATGTGAGGAGAGATGGAACTGAAACAGAAATTGAGTAAAATAGATGGCTTTTTCAATGAGTTTACTGAGTTGGATGAAAAAACGAAGAAGTTCTTCGAAAAAAGACACAATTATCTTCAAAGGAAAATAAATGAGTGGGAGAAAAGAGGAAGTAATTTTCAAGTCAATGCCTACGAAAATCGTTTAAGCGAATTAAAATCAGTGGTTAATTATCTCGGGTACGAATTTGAGGCAATAAAAAAGCACTGAAGCCGACCAAAGCAATTCAGTGCACAACCTAGTTTATATCGTAAATCCATTATACACCCCATACAAAACAAAAGGCAAGGCCGTTGGGCCTTCCTTAGTGACCAGGAGCGTTATCTGTTACAAGGGTTTGCCATCACCCTAAATTCCTCCTTTCAAATGTTCCTGGTTGCTAAGGAGAGCTCAAACTCTCCAACGCTCTTGGCGACGAGCGTTTCAGTCCCGGCATTGAATACTCCTCAATGCCCAAGCGATATATTGATTTCACTCCTATAGAAGGAAGGTGGTTGTCATGATTTAGACCGGTAATGCGGTCATGTATCTTGAGGGTTAGTAAATGTGGTGGCGGGCTGGTGGTGCGGCCCGTCTTATAAAAAGGAGGATTAATTTGGAAAAGATAAATTGGTTGATTGTTAACAACGAAGAATTCAAAGTCGGAAAAATTTATAACGGCCGACTTTTAGAAAAAATCAAAGGTTATGCCAACGATCCACGAAACAACCGCGAAATGGCTTGTTATATAGGACTCGACCAGGACGAAAAGGTGCTATTCGAGATATTTAGCACAAATGTAATTGCCTTTTATGAAAAGGAGGATGAACATGCCAGAACTTGAACACCCGACGGTCACACAGATCAACCGTACAGGTTACCCGAAAGAAGCTCTGGAACAACCGGAACATTGCGGGATTGATGCTCTAGGCGACGAGATACTTGTCGGCGACAAGATTTTCGAAATCGATGGTGAAACCGTCTTGGAAGAGAACTTGGAGCGTTACCTAGTTGAGTTGATGGGTGCACAGATAAAGGAAGCCATATAAAAAGACCTGCAGCAAAGCTACAGGCCGGGTCGATCACTTAATTATTTTGACACCTTAATTATAGCTGGTCGGCCTGAAATAAGCAAGGAGGTACTTATCCATGGCAAAAGCGCAAGCAGAAGTATTAACTGCTACAGCTGATTTAACTCATGAAGAATGGTTGGCTCAACGTACAAAGGGCATTGGAGGCTCCGATGCATCTATCATTCTTGGATTGAACAAATACAAAACACCATTTGAATTGTGGTTGGAGAAAACAGGTCAAACCGATTTAGAAGATACGGCAGGTGAAGCTGCATACTTCGGAAACATTCTGGAAGATATGGTCGCGAAAGAATTCGAGATTAGGTCCGGTAAAAAGGTGCGTAAAAGGAACGCTATTCTGAAGCACCCAGAGCATCCTTACATTCTTGCAAACATCGATCGGAAAGTGGTTGGTGAACAGGCTGTTTTGGAATGTAAGACTGCAAGCATGTTCCTGGCAAAGGATTGGGAAAGCGAAGAGATTCCCGAAGCTTACTTGGTTCAGGTGCAGCACTATTTAGGAGTTACCGGCTATGAAAAAGCTTATATCGCTGTATTGATCGGCGGTCAAAGGTTTGTCTGGAAAGAGATTGAACGAGATAAAGAATTGATTGAAATGATATTCGAAGCAGAAGTTCATTTTTGGGAGCACCACGTTAAGCAAGGTATTCCTCCAGCGTTGGATGGATCCAGTGCAGCTGAGAAGTTTTTAAAAGAAAGATATGAAAAATCAAACCCAGATTTAACCGTCGATTTAGCTCATGCCTACAAATCGAAAATCGAGCAGTACCATGAATTGAAAGATTCTATTAAGAAACTAGAAACTCAAAAGAAACAACTCGAAAATGAAATGAAAAATGAACTAAAAGAAGCGGAGACAGGCTTCATTCACAACTACCAAGTGAATTGGAAACCGATAGTCAGCAACCGTGTAGACACAAAGTATCTCAAGAAAGAATTCCCTGAGATTTATAAGAAGGTCACGAAGCCAAGTAAATATCGAAAATTCGAAGTGAAGGAGATTAGTTAATATGGCCACTAATTCTAGCTTGAAAAACCAGATATCTAACCGAAAGAACAATGCCCCATCCAATGGACAAGGGACAACCATGAAAGGGCTGCTTAACTCCCCGGCAGTAATGAAACGTTTCGAGGAAGTCTTAGGCAAACGTGCCAATCAGTTCACAGCTTCCATTTTAAGCCTATATAACAGCGAAAAGATGCTTCAGAAGGCTGAACCTATGAGCGTTATTTCTTCAGCTATGATAGCAGCAACATTGGATTTGCCAGTCGATAAGAACCTTGGATATGCCTGGATTGTTCCTTACAGCGGGAAAGCCCAGTTTCAGCTTGGTTATAAAGGCTATATTCAGCTGGCTTTACGGACAGGCCAGTACCGAAACATCAACGTCATTGAGGTATATGAAGGCGAATTATTGAAATGGAATCGTCTTACTGAAGAAATTGAACTGGATTTCGATGAAAAGCAATCAGATAAGGTGATTGGTTATACAGGATATTTCGAATTGATCAACGGATTCCGAAAAACCGTTTATTGGTCCAAGGCTGATGTAGAGAAGCACAAAAAGAAGTTCAGTAAATCAGATTTCGGGTGGAAGAACGACTGGGATGCAATGGCTAAGAAAACGGTGATCCGAAACATGTTGAACAAATGGGGGATTCTCTCCATCGATATGCAGAAGGCTTTTGCTGATGATGATAAAGCACCAATTGATATCGATAACGAAAATGAGGAAGTCGATGAAGACATTATCGATGGGGAATTCAGCGAAGTGGACGAGCCTGGCGAAGAGGAATTAAAACAAGCTGAGGATTTGTTCAACAGTGCCGAGTCAGAAGGTAATTAAAACCACCATTCCCCACTGTTATATCTGGATGTCCAGGGGTAACAAAAAGCTATTTATCGGGTATGTGAGGGGATATGTTAAGTCCTCTCATCCCGGTTATCAGCTGAAGGATATAAAGGGCATGACGGCGATTTGTGAACGAACAGAGGTAAAAGGAGACGAAAGCAATGGCTAAATACCGACAAATACACATTGAGTTCTGGCAGGACGGTTTTGTCTTAGATCTAACACCCGAAGAAAAATACTTCTATCTTTACCTTATGACGAACAGCAAGACTACTCAATGCGGAATCTATGAGTTGCCTAAACGGATTATTGAAACAGAAACGGGCTACAACCGGGAGACAGTAGAAAAACTCCTTCAAAGGTTTAAGGATTACGGAAAGATTCTTTATCACGAGCCAACGAGAGAAATTATGATCATTAATTGGATTAAATTTAACTGGATTAAGTCACCTAAAGTTCTCTCTCTAATTAATAAAGAGTTAAAAGAAATAAAAAACAATGACTTTCTAAGCATGTTTTATACCAAATGCATAGAGTGTGGATACCCTATCGATACCCTATCGGTACTGCATCAATACCGTATCGACTCAAAAAAGCAAGAATCCCTTAACCATGCGGGTTCGATACCGTATCAATACCCTATCCATAGTCCATCCATAGACTCGGGGGAAGAAAGAGAAAGAGAAGAAGAAAGAGAAAGAGAAGAAGAAAGAGAAAGAGAAGAAGAAAGAGAACAAGAACAAGAAGAAAGAGACGTTTCTGAAGTTATTCAGTTCTGGGACCATAATGGATTCGGTTTTAATAACATGCAGGCTAAAAAACAGTTGTTGTCGTGGTTGGATGATACCAATTTTAACAATCCGAAAGAAATGATTCTTAAAGCCATGGATATTGCTTGTTCGAATAACAAGAGAAGGCTCAACTACATTGAAGGGATTCTTAAAAACTGGATCAATGAATCATTGCTGACTCTGGAAGAAGTTGAACAAACGAATAGGGGTGAAGGAGATGCAACACATAGGAAAGGAAATCGAACAGGTAATGGAAAGAGCAAAAGCTATGCAGATGCACTTCGAGAAGCAGAACAAGCAGAACACGCCCTCGGAAGAAAGTTATAAGTGCAATGACTGCAAGGATACCGGTTCGTTGCTTGAAAAAGTATATGACGACTATTTAGAACGTGAAAAGGATGTCTATAGGCCGTGCCATTGCCAGGAAACATTGAATCTTCAAAATCGCTTTAAAAACGCCCTGATACCAAGTGAATTTGAGAATGCAAGATTTGATAATTATGAACAAGCCACAGACGTCCAGCAAACATTGTTTAAGGCAACGACAGATTACTTAAAGACATTCCAATCAATTGTGGACGGCAAACCAGAACATAACAGCATGGGGTTTATTGCAGTTCTTGGCGAATCACGAATTAGAGGTCTGGATCCAAGAGAAAGGTATCAAGCCAAGGCGGAACATAACAATTTTGGATTAGGAAAAACCCATCTCCAAATGGCTGCCGCAAAGTATATCATGCGGAAAATCAAGGTGAGGGATGAGATATCACCTAATCGTAGCGACAAAAAACAGTATTCCCGATTCACAAGAGGTTGCCGGGTGCTATGCGTGTCAGACGTAACGTTTATGGATGATCTGATTAATGCCAAACGAATGAACGATGAAGGTGTCACATTGGCAGGACTGTTGAACAGCGCTCTCAAGGTGGATGTTCTTGTCTGGGATGATCTGGGCAAAGCAAAGTGGTCGGAATCGAAAGAGAATTTCTACTACCAAATCATCAATCACCGGTACCTGCATAAGCTCCCGATCTTGTTTAGCTCTAATGAGGACACCGGAACCTTGAGCGAAAAGATTGGTTATGCAGCTTCCAGTAGATTGCTAGGAATGTGCGGAGAACGATTATACAAAGTGGAGGGCGCTGATTATCGGTTGAGGAAAGGCGCCTAAGGAGGTATTTCATGCAAGAGATCAAGATCCAATTTTGGGATGCGGTCAATCAAAAGATGTGGGAACTAGATGAAGCCGGTGAAACCTTAAATGGTTGGACCTTTCAATACTTTGCAGCTAGTGACAAAACTTTAAGAGGCATCATTCACCAAATGATTGATGTAGGATTCGGGACGAACAATAGCGCCGAAGAAGAAGTGGAACTGGTGGCAAGGCAGTACACAGGCCTGAAAGACATTGAACAATTTGAAGAACCAAAGGAACTGTACACGGGCGATATTGTAAGCATGCATCAATTTCTATTTGATGGTGACGAATACGAAGATGAAGTAGTCGGCGTATTAACTTATAACGATGATCAAGCATGCGTTTGCTTAACAAAAGTAAATCATCACGACATAAGAAAATATATGGGATATGGAAACCCCGAAGAATTCAAAGACGAGAAAATACCAATCTGTATGTTTTACGGATTGCATGAAACCAGTTGGACTTATTTAGGCAACATTTACGAGCATCCCCATTTGATAAAGGAGGCGACGACATAATGTGCCAAACATGCAACGGAACAGGCGCAATTCATTCTTACAACGGATTTGGATATGAAATCACCCCTTGCCCGAAGTGCCCGCCTTTATCCGATAAATATTTCAAAGATCGGTATGCTGCAATATTAGCAAAACTGGATGAATCAGAGAGGGAGACAGCATGAGAACAGCAAGGAAATTCAATACATCGAATGAACAAATCATTCCAGTGTTGCCATTGACCGGAGATTATGAGTATTGCCTGGAGGAATTGGAATTAGCCTTCCCTAAGGATCAGCTTGAAGAAATCACCAAGCAATGGGAAGAAGGCGCTTCAATTGAGTTTATGGCCAAGAGGTTCAAACGGCATCCGGATGAAGTGTTTCTTGCTCTGTTTCATCAAGCGAGGAAAGGGATTATTGAACGGCCATTTACTTACAGGCTGAAAGGGGAGAGTAAAAGTGAATAACGATATTCAATTTTTAAAAGAATTGCAGAAAGAATTAAAAACGCAGGATCGCGACAGCCAAGCTGAACCAAGATTTTGGACAGTCGGAGATTATAGATGGGTAGGTACATGGGATGATTCAGCAGCAGAAAGATATTCAGTTTATATACCTAATGATGGAGAAGATTGGGAGCTAGAGGAATACCTGAAAGACAAAGAAGAACAACTTGAAGAAGAATTTAATGAAGAAGCTCAGGAAGGGTTTGCTAATATAGGATGCGAATTAAGCGCTCTTGATTGGATAAAGGAATATGTTGATGACGGTGCATATTTAGTCCCAGAAGTAAAAGAACATTATGTAATACCTAATACTATGTTTTTAACGAAAGAGGAAGCAAAACAACATATCCGGTTGAATCATTATCACTATACAAAAGAAGTCCACACATATGCAATGACAGCTTGGAGGGCACCAAAGATGGAACGGCTTATGAAAATTTTAGAAACATTTGATTGGGATGAGGTTCACTCAGAAAAAGAACTACCTTTGCTTTAAGGAGGAAGCCAATGCAAAACCTAAATCAACTAGCACTACATCAAATAGTCGCCTTGCACCAAAAACATCCAGAACATCGAGCAAAGCTTGAAAGAGAATGGCTGGGACGTTGCGGTCTTCCCTATCCATATCGGCTTAATGCTCAAAACATTCTGATGAACGACGAACTGGACAGGCCGGCTTACAATCCGCCCCAGGAGGTGCAGGAAAGAGCAGCAATCATGAAGCTGCAGCAGGAATTGCGAGAGCAAGGACAGACGGAAATATTTGATTATATTTAGGAGGTAGAAGGATGCGTGAATGGCTTACAACAGGTGAAATGATAGATCGGTTGAAGGTGGGCGAGCGCGCGGAGTTAGAATCAGCAAAATGCATACCGAGCAACTATGGACCAAGTTATAAACACGTAATCAAGAAAGAAGATGGAGACATTCGGTGGTGCAAAAATGATGGGAGTCTACCAAGTCCCTCTCCGTTACAAATATTTGGACATGTACTTACGTGGAAATGGCGCATACTACCAAACTATGTGTCTTTTGAAGAAGCAGTGAGGGCTTTGAAGGATGGGAAAAGGGTTGCGCTTTGGAATGAACGTACCAATGAATTCTTAACTTCTTTTAACAAAAGCATTTCCATCCAGTTCTTAGAGGGAACGGGTTTATCATTTGATAAATGGATTAACGGCAAATGGACGATAGAGGAGGCAGACAATGAACTGGGATAAGTTATTCGAGATACAGGGAGGCTTGGACTTCCACATAACTAAAGAAAAAGGGCTGCAAGGGCAGGATTTATTGCCACAGAAAATCCTTGCTCTACAGGTTGAGCTTGGGGAGCTGGCGCAAGAAGTTCAGGATGCATGGAAGTTTTGGAAGTTAGGATTCAAACGGAATGGAAAAAAGGTGCTAGAAGAGTACGTGGACTGCCTGCACTTTATCTTAAGTATCGGATTGGATTTAAAGCTGACTGATATTGATATATTGACAAGAAACAGACTAATATCCAGCAATGTTACAGAGGTTTTATCAGACTTAATTATGGGTGTAAGCACTTTGAAATATGAAGAAGCTGACAAGAAACATAATTACGGAAGTGTCCTTCATGGATTTAATCATTTAGGAGAGTTATTAGGATTTACGGCTGAACAAATCGAAGCTGCATACCTGGAGAAAAACAAAATCAACCATGATCGGCAAGTAAACGGCTATTAGGAGGTCCAAAAGTGAACCCAAATTTAGACGAAGAAAGGACGAAGGCCGCGACAGTTAGCAATTTGATTACGAATGTCTTAATTGGTTTTGGACTATTAGCAACGTTAGGAGGAGTGATTCAATTATGGATTTGGTAGAAAAGCAGAAAGCTAGAGCAGTGCAGGAACGGAAAACAAAGCTTATCACGGAGCTTTATCTGATGGATGTAGATAAAACAAGAGATGGCCGGAAACTGGAGGATGTCAGCCTGTTTACCTTGGAACATGAGTACATTAATGCAAAATGTCGTCTTGGGAGAGAGTTAGCATGATTCAGTTCACTGTCTTAGGCGAGGCAGTTGCCCAGGGCAGACCAAGGGCCGGAAAAAACCGAAAAGGAAAAACAGTTGTCTATGATCCGGGCAAGTCAAAGGATTATAAACAGTACGTCCGATTGGTCGCCCAGCAACACGCTCCCAAAATGCCAATAGAGGGGCCTGTAGTTGTCTTTATTAAAGTGTACAAGCCATTGCTCTCGAATATGTCTAAAAAACGCAGAGAAGAAGCCGAGGCAGGATTATACAGGCCGATTACCAAGCCGGATGTCGATAACTACGGGAAAGCTGTTGCAGATGCGCTGAATCAAATCATCTGGAAGGATGACAGCCAGATCGTTGAAATGAGAGTTTCCAAGTTTTACAGCGAAAAGCCAAGGATCGAGGTAAGGGTGGAAGTCTTAGAGGAAATGGGGGCTTAGGATGAAATGTCCTGTTTGTGGCGAAAAAGCTAAAGTTCTAGAGGTAAGAAGAAAAATCAAAGTAATTAAAAGATGGCGCAGATATGAATACTCAGAATGTCTTACCCGATTTAGTACCCAGGAGACCATCATAGAAGAAAGTCTCCCGGATTATGTCCGGAAAAAAGCTAGGAGGCATTAATGCATAGCCCAAGGTCGCCCTGAAGGTGTTACTTCAACGGCCAAGGACCCATACAGATAATCGCTCATCATGTCTTTGGTTAAGTTTCGAAGGTCATCTGCAGCAATCCAAATAACGCCGGAATCACTTTTGGAGTACCACTTGTATTGCACCATTTCATTCTCTTTGCCTATGTATTTGACGCGCAAGTGATACTTCTTGATAATCTCCAGCTTAATGGAATTCAAATCCTGCTGGACGGAATCAATCACGGTGTCTAGTTTGTCCAGGTACACCGGATATGCTGCAGACGAACTGAAATTCTCGAACTGCTTCCGATCGCGTTTAAAGATTTTGAGGGCATACGGAAGGATGATATAGCTGTAGATCGTTTTCTCAATTTCTGGATTCATGGGTACACCGCCTTTTTTATATTAGTTTATCACGAACATTTGTTCTTATAAATGGTAATTTATAGTTGACTGAAAAGCGAAGTGAGAAGGTGATTAAATGGAGTATAAAATAACTTGCTTAATGTGCGAAGGATATGGAATAGACCGTGACATACCCGAATCAGAATGCCTTAGTTGTTTAGGTGATGGGTATATCGAAGTTTCCAAGGCAGAGTTTGACGAATACAACAAAAGCATTAGAAGGGAGAATGAATTATGAGATGTAAAAAGTGCGGTGAAAAAATGGTTTATTCAAACGAGTATTTAGTTATGTCAGATGGTGTAGAAGTTGGTCTGATGAAATGTAAACAATGCGATAATGAACAAACTATAAAAGAGAAACAAGAAAGATAGCTTCGCAGTCGACGAAATTACGAAGGAGTGAAAACAATGACTGATCAAGAAAAGCTTTCCAAGGCAATTGGGTTGGTGGAAGGCTCTGATTTTGAGGACAAGATTCTCGGGGAAAACCGGAAGATTTTAATTGAAACGCTGCATTATGCCAGGAAGCTTGAAAGACAAGTGATGGAGGGGAAGAGATGAACAAAATACCTGTTATCGCATTTAAAAACAAATCGAAGGATGAACGTTATTTAGCTGCTTCTATGGATGTGGGAGATTGGAGCGATGAAGAGTTAGATGTATCCATAAATGAAATAGAAAACGCCATGATGATCTGGAGAGAGGATTTATCAAAACCGGATGAACAAGATGTTGATAATTTGATAACCCTATCAGAAGCTCACAAGAAGTTCCTGAAAGATAAATTTGGAGATGATGCGTATGTGTCCTTCGACGTAAAAGCCTGGCTTGAGATTTACGAACCAATAAACTTGGATATTACAAGTGAGCAATTTGAACACGCATTTGATTTAGCATCTGAAGAATAACAAAAAGCCGAGCGGGCGCCCGACTTTAGCCTGAATAACTAAAGTATAGCATAAACAAGGGGGCGCCTGATATGAAAATGGATGTAGAGAAGAAGACGGCTGAGATCAACCTTAAGGAAAACGCGGTGTATCGAGTAAAAGACGGGCAACTAGATCGAGTGGATGTCCCTGGTGAAGGGTTTGGAAAGCAAGTGATTCATTGGCAGGATGGCAAGCCGCAACGATATGAGATTAATTATTCGAAGAGGTAGGGATAGACCAATTTATTGAAGAGGGAAAGGGGAAAATAAATGGAAATATCGGTTAACGAACAAACTCAAAAGTTCTATTTAGCACTCGATGAATGGTTGCCTGTTACTGGTCATGAAATCAAAGTGGGAAAGTATCATTTCTGCGCTATCCCATTAAATAGCGGTATAAATGTATCTGAGGCAACATCCGGAGCAAGAGTAATGACAATACCGATGAATTTAGAAGTGATGACGGCTACCGAATCAAAAGAAGATACCATGAAATTTTTGTATAAAGTTGGTGAATTCATAAATCGAGTTATAAGTAAAAGGAATAACTTTGAAAAAGAACTGCAGGATATGAGAAAGCAAGCTTTCGAAAAATTAGGGGAAATGCCTCCCATTGAAGATGTAATTACCGATTGGATATTCGAAGATGAAAGTGACTTTATAAATTAAACACATACTAGGAGAAAATGAAAATTAAATAAGTCTATCGGAAAAACCGAGGACACTGATTAAGTTAGCTGATTGCAGCTGCTTAGTTGGTGTCCTCTTTTATTTTATCGAGGGGGTCGATGAAGTGTATAAAATGCAGTGGAAAGTAAGTGAATTTAGGAAAGACAAGGATAAGAAGCCACAAGAGCCAGTGAAAAGAAGCGAATATGCAAAACAATTATTCGAGATTGGAGCTGGTTGGAATGAATAAGAAACAAGTCGAAAATCTCATTTATGAATATCATTGGCGTAAGAAAGAACTGGATCGTATCGAGGTTATTATCTGGGGAAGATATTCAAAGTCACCTTCTTTTGGTTTAGTCCAGCAAATGGGGGTAGAAGCTTCTTTGCCAAAAGCGAATACGAATATAAAAAGTGCTGCTGAAATTGATGCTATGGAAGCTAGAGAAAAACGATTATACAAGCGCTGGTTAGCATATCAAGAGAAAGTACAAGCAATTGAATTAATGGTCGATTACCTTGAAGATGAACAGCAGCAGATTGTATTAGATTGCATGATGGAAGGCATGAGCTACCGTTCTATCGCTGATCACTTAAGCCTTAACAGAAATAAAATTAGAGAGTTAAAAGAGGACATGCTGTGCCAATTATGCCAAAAATGCCACTTCTTGCATGATTTGATTGAAGAAAAATCTGCTGTGTAAACTGGAAGGGAGGACGGCGAGGCAGATTCCCGTCCCGGAATACGAGAAATACCCGATAAGGAGGTATGTCTCATGGCCAAAAAAGGCAGAACGAAGCCAGGTCCGGTGAGTAAACAGAATTCTTCTAACACCAGTAAGAAAGACAGCCGTTTAGAAGGTCGCTCCGGACCAAAGAAGAATAGCAAATAGGAGGCACCCTTTCGGGTGTCTTGTCGTTTTGTGTCGCAAAAAGCCACCCCATAGCAATGATTAATTATCGTAAAATAATAATAAAGGGGGTGGTAATAGATGGATAAAGTAGCATTTGAAAATTTTTGTGAACAGCATATTAAAGAACTAGAAAAAAAGCTAGAGGACATTTATACCATAGAGCGTCCGGAAAATTATCCGAATAAGAGTATTGAAAAAATAAACGTATTGAGTGAATTGCACCAAATCAGAGAGATTGAAGATATCTATTCAGTAATTAAAAACAGTGGTGTAAACGAGGGAGAAGTGTACTCTCAATATAGCGAATGGTTGGAAAATGTGCAGCAAAGTGTGGAGTTATTGCAAACCAAAAAAGAAGAAATAGAAAAAAATAATGCAGCAGATATTAAAAATATCAAATTATTGATTGAAAAATTCAAATCAAAATTATAATTTGGAATACTCTTGCGGTTGTCTTAATGTGCAGGAAGGTACTTCCTTTTGTCGAATTTGTTTGATGAGAGGAGGGATACTCAGTGGTTCAAACAAAGATACTTAGGGGCGCTAATAATGCAGCTTTAGAAAATGAATTGAATAAATTCCTGGCAAATTTACCTGAAGATAGACTAATAGATATAAAATTTAATGTTTCTAATACTGCGCCTGACAGTCAGCCGTATGGCGGAACTATAGATATTTATGCTGCGATGGTAATATACAAAGCAAAATAACCTTTTATTGAAAGCATCCCAACCGGGGTGCTTTTTCTTTGCGTAAATTTATTAAAACAAGGGGGTAGGGTGATGACATAAATGGCTAAGTTAACTGCAAAACAAGAGTTATTCTGTCAGGAATACATTATAGACTTGAATGCTACACAGGCAGCCATTAGAGCTGGTTATAGTGAGAAAACAGCTAGGCAGACGGCAGCAAGACTGTTAACAAAAGCTAACATTTCCGCGCGTGTGAAAGAATTGAAGGATAAGCGCGCTGAGAAATTGGAACTTGATGCTTACTGGGTTCTAAAACGATTGAAAGATATATCGGACAGATCCATGCAAGCAGAACCTGTTGAAACGTGGGACCCGGCATTAGGTGAAATGGTGCCAACTGGAGAGTATCAATTCGATAGTAACGGAGCCAATAAAGCTACTGAATTAATCGGCAAGCATATAGGCATGTTCGATCCAAAGCTACAATTGCAATTGAAGTCACTTGAGATTAAGAACAAGAAAGACCAGAAAGAAATTGAGTTCTTGGAGGAAAGAATCAAGCTTGTTAAAGGTCAAAAGAAAGATACTTCTCTACTCGATGCATTAATTGAAGGACGTAAAGCCTATGAGCAAAACAGGAATTGAGTTTTCGCAAAAACAACTTGAAACGATTTACAGACCATATGATTACACCATGGACGTGCTGGAAGGAACACCTAGAAGTGGTAAGACGACTGCAGGGCATTTCAGATACGCTGATTACCTTACTCTTTCCAGAGATTCAAACCATTTGATTGCCGCATATAACCAGGAGCAAGCATTTAGGCTTTTTATCGATGGTGACGGAACCGGGTTGATGCATATATTCGGAGATTTGGCTGATATCAAACATGATGAGCATGGAGATCACTTGGAAGTCCATACACCTAATGGAATAAAACGTGTCTATTACAAAGGCGGAGCCAAGGCAAACAGTGTCGGCGCGATAACTGGTATGTCGCTAGGGTCTGTTGTTTTTTGTGAGATTAACTTATTGAACATGGGAATGATTCAAGAATGCTTTAGACGTACCTTTGCTGCACAGGATAGATATTTTCTTGCAGACTTAAACCCGCCAGCACCTAACCATCCGGTTATTACCGAGGTATTCGATGTTCAAAACACACGCTGGACGCATTGGACTATTCAGGACAACCCGATAATCAGCGATGAGCGTAAACAGGAAATCTATGAAACGCTGAAAAAGAATCCATACTTGCTGGATCGTGACTGGTACGGAAAACGAGTAATGCCAGAAGGTGTTATTTATTCCATGTTCAATCCGGCAGTCCACCAGATACCGGCTTTGTTAGGTAAGCCTTATGAAATGTACTTTGTGGCTGATGGCGGTCAATCAGATGCCACTTCCTGCAGCTGCAACATTGTTACCAGGTATGGAGAAAAATTCAGATTGAATCGAGCAGGAAATTATTATCATAGCGGGGCTGAAACAGGCCAAGTAAAAGCTATGAGTACCTATGCCAAGGAAATAAAGGAGTTCATTCAATGGTGCGTTGATAAATACGAAATGCGCTATACGGATGTGTTTGTGGACCCTGCCTGTAAATCACTTCGCGAAGAATTACACAAAATAGGCGTTGATACAGAAAGAGCTGATAACAATGCTACTGACGCTAAGAGGCAAGGCGGCGGGATTGAAACAGGTATTGAACGATTCCAGAATTCCATGACCAACGAACAATTCTTCCTGGTGGAAAACGATAAATATGATCACTACGATTTCATCAAAGAAATTGGTATGTATGTAAGAGATGATAACGGAAACCCCATTGATGATTTTAACCATGCAATGGATGAAGCGAGATACGCTAATAATCATTTCTATCGAGAATACGTCCTGTAAGGCGGTGAAACGATGTTCAAGAGCATAATTTACAAGATAAAGGAGGTGCTGTATCGATTGAATATAATTAAAGGAATCAATAGCTTGGAGAATCACAAGGACATTTACATGAATGAGGAAATGTACCAGAAGATAGATGACTGGAAGGCTTTATACAAAGGCTATCATGAAGAAATACACACAATTAAATATCATACTGTTGGCAAAGGGCAGCAAACCCGCCGAATGCAGACATTGAACATGCCAAAGGTCATCTCAGAGGAGATGGCTTCTTTAGTTTTTAATGAAAAATGCGAGATTAGCATTGGCGATGAGGGCCTGAAAAAAGACATTAACGATGTTTTCAAAAAGAACAAGTTCTATAAAAAGTTCCAGGACTATCTTGAATATAACTTCGCTCATGGTGGTATGGTCATCAAGCCTTATGTAGAAGGGGAGCAAATAAAGTTTTCGTTTGTGACAGCTGATTGCTTTATCCCTATCTCATGGGGCAATGATGGCGTTCGAGAGGGTGTCTTTGTTAATGAATTCCGAAAAGGCAATAAGAAATACACTCACTTGGAATGGCATATCTGGGAAAACGGTATATATGTTATCCGCAACGAAGTGTATGAGAGCAAAAACGGCAATGATTTAGGGATTAAAGTTCCTTTGGAGCGATTCTTCCCTGATCTGGATGAAGAAGTACCAATCGAAAACTTGAAACGGCCTTTATTCGTTTATTTTAAGCCGAATATCGCTAACAATATCGATACTCAGAGCCCGATGGGCATATCTTTGTATGCAAACTCCATAGATACCATTAAATCAATTGATACAGCCTTTGACAGCTTTCAGAGAGAATTCCGTCTAGGGAAAAAGCGTATCTTGGTGCCGGCGCAAATGGTTAAAACAGTGGTGGATCCAAACACCCAAGAGTTTCATCGTTACTTTGATGCTGATGACGAAACCTACGAAGCAATGAAATATCAGCAGCCAGAAGAAGGCAAAATCCATGATATCTCCATTGAGTTAAGAGTGGAAGAGCATATTAGCGCCATTAACGCCATGTTGAACCTTCTTGCTATGCAGACAGGCTTTTCTTCAGGAACATTCACATTCGATGGCCAGAGCATGAAAACAGCTACGGAGGTTGTTTCCGAACAATCTAAGACATTTAAATCGAAGAAGTCTCATGAAACCATTATTGAGGCCGGACTGCAGGAATTGATTGAATCTATCGTTCAGATAGGTGAGCTTTACAAATTGATTAGCGCTCCGAAAGATGTGGAAGTCACTGTTACTTTTGATGATAGCGTGGCAGAGGACAAAACGGCAGAGGTTGCCAGGTCTATTCAGTTGGTAAGTAACAAACTCAGTCCCCGGAAAAAGGAAATCATGAAAATTCATGGGGTCACAGAAGAGGAAGCGTTGGAAATGATGAAGGAAATCGATGAAGAGAATGCTACAGCAACAGCTCAAGACGTGGATTTCTTCGGAACAGGCCAAGGCAGTGGTAACTGATGGACAAAAAGAAGCTGCAGAATCTTTCTAAGCCTATCGTTGATGTTTACATGGGGATTGAAGAACAAATCCTTGTAAATATCGCTAAGAAAATAGCCAAGGATAAGAGATTGCTAGACGAAATCGAAAAGGGTGGAGAAGTCAGCAAGATTGAATCCTGGCAGCTGCTAAGGCTTAACGATCTAAACACTCTTACAGAAGAGAATCTTGAAACATTATCCCAGTATTCTGGCAAGGCAATTGAGGAAATAACCAAGATGTTGGAAGAAGCCGGTTATTCTGCTGTTCAAGAGACAGAGGATGACTTACAAGAGGGTGCTGAAAAGGGTGTTCTCCGAAAAGCACCACCAGTCGAGGAAAGCACAGCCCTGCAGGATGTTTTAGTTGCTTTTGATAGGCAAGCAAAGGATAGATTCAATCTCATCAATACGACTATGCTAGAGCAATCACAGCAAGTCTATTTAGACATTATCAACCGGACTACAGGTGAAGTATTGGCGGGTGTCTCCACACCACAAGAAGCATTGAGAAAGACTGCTTCTGAATGGGCAGAAAAAGGAATGCCAGTTTTAGAGAAAAGCAATGGCGCTAGAATGTACACAGAAGGCTATGTGAGCATGATTACCCGCTCCATGAGCAACAACATAGCAAACGACATGCAAGACGCCAGAATGGACGAATATGGCAATGATTTGGTGGAAGTAAGCTCCCACTCTGGCGCCCGTCCTAAATGTGCACCTTATCAGGGTAGAATTTATTCCAGAAGTGGCAATCATCCTAAATACCCTGCCTTGGCTAGTACAAGTATTGGAGAGCCGGACGGATTATTCGGTGTTCATTGCGGCCATATTAAATATCCATTCATTGAAGGAGTCAGTAAACGGACTTATAAGCCCCGGGATCCGGAAACGAATGATAGGCAGTATGAAAACAGCCAGAAGCAACGATATCTGGAAAGGCGCATCCGTGATGCTAAGCGTGAAATGCGGATGATGGAGGCTATGGAGGATTCAAAAGGTCTTGAAACTGCCAAACGCAAGGTTTTGGATAGACAAGCAAACATGAGAGGGTTCATTAAGTCTACAAATCGTACACGCCAGTATGATAGAGAGCAAATCTATTAGGAGGTGCCAAATTGCCAGTAAGTAAAAAGGAGTTTGAGAAACTAAAGAACCAGCACGAGCAGCTTGAAATGATGTTCTTTCAGCTAGTAGAAAAAGTGAAAAAGCTTGAAGATGAGAAGAAGGAGCCTAATTACTTAGGGTAGGTGATGAAATGTTTTTAACTGGTTTATTGATGACTATATTTATCACTATTCCTATAGTTGCATTCTTTGTTTACGCAATGATTATGAAAAGGCGGTGAGGAATTGATACCTAAACAAGTGAAAGTCGCTGGATTGAATTATGTAGTTGAAGAAAAACCTTATGTTGGGATTAATAACAACAAAAATTTTCTGGGTGCTTGTGATTATGACCAAACAACAATTGAGATTCTTGAAAATATCTCTGATGAAAGAAAAGAAGAGGTCTTTGTACATGAATTGACTCACGCCATATTCGAAGCTGCAGGATATGACGAACAAGACGAGGAAATGATTAATCGTCTGGGAAAGGTCTTGAATCAAGTATTAAAAGATAATCCAAATATGTTGTCTGAAAGAAAAAGCCCTCCAGAATTGGAAACCGGAGGAGAGACTGTTAAAGCAATACAGAAATCATTGTTGGAAGCAGAACGAAAGGAAGCGCGAATAAAAGGTATGAGGTAACACTTGTCTTTAAGCAACAGACGTTAAACAAGCTTATTTTTTATGCCCTTTTTAAAGGCTTGGGGTGAAACTAAGCGGATTCCTTAGCGTGGAGGGTTACACGTTAAAAAAACTAATGAGGAGACGATATAGATGGATTTAAAAGAATTGCTTGGAGAAGAACTGTACAACCAAGTCATGGAGAAAGCTGGTGATAACAAGCTTGCTGTGGTTTCTGATGGAAGTTACATTCCGAAAGAGAAGTTTGATGCAGTCAACAAAGAAAAGAATGACTACAAGAAATCTCTCGGAGAACGCGATCAGCAACTTGAAGACCTTAAAACCAAAGCCACAGGAAATGAAGAATTGCAGAACAAGATTCAACAGCTGCAAGACGACAACCAAAAACTTAAAGATGATTATGAATCGCAAATTCAACAACAGCAATTTGACTATGCTTTAAAAGATGCGCTAGGAAATGCTAAAGCCCGCAATCCTAAAGCTATTAAAGCATTGCTAGATACTGAGAATATCAAACTTGATGGTAATAAACTATTAGGTTTGGATGATCAGCTGAAAACCATTAAAGAAAGTGATCCATACCTTTTTGAAGAAGACCAAACAGAACAACAGCAACAAAAACCTTCATTCTCAACAGGCCAACATTCTTCTGAGAGTAACATGGACGCTTTCGCAAAAACATTACTAGGTAAAGAATAATTTGAGGAGATGATTATTAATGGCGATTAACTACGCTGAAAAGTATCAAACGGAACTGGATCAAGTAATTAAACAGGCTACTCTAACAAATGTATTGGAGACGCCAAACGTTCAATGGATGGGTGCAAAGACTTTCCATGTACCTTCTCTATCTGTTAGTGGCTTTAAAAACCATAGCAGGAACGGTGGATATAACCGAGGTACGGTTGATGTAACCCATGAGCCATATACGCTGCAATTCGACCGTGATGTCGAGCTGTTTGTTGACCAAATGGATGTAGATGAATCCAACCAGGCTGCAAGTGCTGCTAACGTAACTCGTACTTTCTTGAATGACCATGCGGGACCTGAAATTGATGCATATCGGTTCTCTAAGCTTGCTACCAATGCAATCAATGGAAACCGTGCTACAGGTGAAGCAATTACAGCTGACAATGTTATCACTGCTCTTAAGCGAGACCTACGAAAAGTACGGAAATACGGGATTGCGAATCTAGTGGTCTATGTATCTGCTGATGTAATGGATGCCATTGAGTTATATAAAGAGGGCAAAGGAAGTATTTCAATCAGCAATGAGGGGACCATCATTGAAACTCGTGTAACCACGCTTGACGGTGTTCGTTTGATTGAGGTATTTGACGTGGATCGTTTCCATTCTAGCTTTGATTTCACAGACGGATTTGTTCCTGCTGCTGATGCACTTCAATTGAATTGGGTTATTGTCTATCGTGGAGCGGTTGTAGCGAAATCAAAATTGAATTCTGTGTATCTATTCCAACCAGGGGATCATACAGAAGGCGACGGGTACTTGTACCAAAACCGTTTGTATCATGATCTGTTTGTAATGAAGAATCAAGCGGCCGGTGTAATCGTATCTCACGAGCCTACTGGAGCCTAAATAATTAATAATTACAAGGAGTGATAACATGCCTTACTTTCGTAGAGATAATGTAATTTTGCAGGAAGATGATAAGGGGAAAATAAAGGAATTAAAGGCTATGGGCTATCAAGAAGCCGATAAAAACGGGAAAATCGTGGAGGAGCAGCAAGAAAAAACTGTTGCTGAGTCAACTCATAAGAAAGTTTTGAAAGAAAATAAAGAGTTGAAGGCAAAGGTTGAAGAACTTGAAAAATCCCTGCAAGAAGCTGAATCAGCTAATAAGCAGGAAAATAACGATAATGCGTCCTCTAAATAAGGGGGCGCTTTATTTATGGGTTATATCGATATTACCTATTACCGGGATGATTTCAAAGGAAAAGAAGAACCGGACGATACCACAATTGAAAGGTATATTGAACGTGCCAGTGATGTTATAGATCAAGTGACCAGGTATTCCGTTGCTAATTACGGCATTGATAACCTGGCAACCTTTCTACAGAAGCAAGTTAAAAAGGCTACAGCTGCACAAGTGGAGTTTTATGTGGAGAAGGACGGCGATTCTGAAGTTAATGCCGGAACAGAGGGCGATTTAGGGAATGTAAAAGTAGGTACGTTCAGCTATGGTGGCGGTGGAAGCACCGGAAATAAACAGGCCGACAGAATAAGCCCTAGCGCCTTATCTTACCTGGAACCAACTGGATTACTTTATGCCGGATTGGATGTGAGGTAATGCCAAGAGTTAAACCGATTCCTAAGCGATTGTTGCCACATTCTACTGAATATCAAGCTTATTTAAATAATGATGGGTGGAAGGAAAAATATGCAGATCCAGTGGCGATTCATTATGTACGTGTTGAGTCTGCAACCTCCTTGAATAGGAGTTCTAACTCTGAAGGGCAAGAAGCTAATCATTTATTGATCATTGATCGAGTTAATTCGTCATCCTTCCCACAAGTGAAAGAAAGGGACAGATTCAGAGTGCTTGGAGAGACTGAATACCGGGAAGTCACCAAAGTTTTGGCTCCCACAGCATTTGGCCCTGAACCACACCACTTAGAAATCGAGTTGGTTTAGATGTTCAATGTCAAAGTAGAGTTTTTCGATATCGAGAAGAAGATTGATGATGCATTAGGTCATGGCCAGAAATACCTTGATGGTGAAATTCTTAAAGACAGTAATTTTTATATCCCGGCTAGAACTTGGAACCTACGGGATAGTGGAGTTATTAATACGAAAGTTGGTAGTGGTGAAGTAGTATGGAAAACCAAATATGCAAGACGGTTATATTACAATCCGTATTATGACTTCTCAACTGACAAAAATCCAAATGCCAGGGGATTCTGGTTCGAAAATGCCAAAGCACAATTTCTTAAAGAATGGCTTGATGGAGCTGAAAAAGAAGTGAAGAAGCACATTTAGGGGGTGTATCTGATGGATTTTCTTGAACGATTAAAAGCATATACAGAAGGGTTGTCTTATACACCTCCTACTGTTGGTATTGGATTATATAAAGAAGATGGAAACAGCATAGCATTGCGGCCTTCTCCAGCTAACATTAGCGAAAGGTATATGGAGAAATCGAAAATATATCCCTTTTCCTTTCAGCTGCTGGTCCATCATCGAGACAATTTAGAAGCATATCGAATGATCGAGCAATTATTAAGTGAATATGAGAATCTTTCCAACGGAGCTATCACATCAAGTGATGGCTCTTTTCAATTGGTTTCATTCCAATGTACTACGACTCCTAATTTTGTTCAGAAGACAAGCTATGGAGCGTTATGGACAGCCATGTTTGAAGCGGAATTATATATAAATTAAAGGAGGAAGAACTATGCCAGAGGGTTTTCTTACACAATCAAAACATCGCTTTGAAATTAATACTACACCTGGTACTGATCCAGGCACATACGCCCGAATGGGGCAAGGTTTTACAGGTGTCGAACCATCAAACAATGAGGAAGTAGATCAAACCGCATATTTAACAGATGACGGTTGGTTACGATCCACTGTAATGGGTGGGCAATTGATTTTGACCTTCAGCGGTCATCGCTACTATGGGGACGAAGCACAAGATTTTATTTTTTCTAGGCAGTTTTCTCTTGGGACAGAACGAGAAACGGACTATCGTTGGACAATGCCTGACGGGACTATAGTAGAAGGGGATTGTACTCTTGCTGAGATTACAGGGGCTAGTGGTGAGGCTAATGCAAAAGGCGAAATCACAGTGGCTGTTCACTTCAATGGTAAACCGAATGTTACACCACCAGATACCACTACAACTACAACAACAACCTAATATAAGGGCAGCTTAATGGCTGCTCTTTTTTTATTTCAAAAGGAGCGTGAAAGATATTGGCAAAGTTAAGTTTTGATGTAAACAGTAAAGCATATGACGAAGTGGAGATTGCTGGAGAAGATTATAAGCTCTTCTATGATGATGAAAGCTTAAAAAGATATCAAAAACAAGCGCAAATTTACTCGAAAAAAGCATCTGATTATGCGAAGAAACAAGATAAAATCCCTGAAATGAGCGAAAAAGAACGCAAAAAGCTTGAAGATGAAGGGTTTGAGTTCGTTAAGGAATTCATAGAAACATTCCTTGGTGCCGGCTCATACGAAAAGATGTACCAGGCTTGTGGTAAATCAATGATTAATCTTGTCGGACTTATAAATCAAATTATGGAATGGTTAGATTCCAAACTGGCAACAGTTGATGACAAGAAAAAACAGCGATACAAACCAAAACGCAAGAAGTGATCAAATGAAGCTTACGGACTGGTTGGATGACACTTTAATTGTGCAAGGGGTCGAATTAAAGCTTGATATGGCTTTCGATAATGTCTTGCGCCTTTTTGAATTGCAGAAAGATAAAGATTTCACAGACACAGAGAAAATTGAACAAATGTTTGAAATGCTGGTCATTAATTGCGGAGATATTGAGCTTTCTATCTATGACAAATCGGAATTAGTAGGTTTTATATTTGATAAATTCATTCTAAATCAAGAGGACGAGGAAGAACCAGAAGAAGATGATGACAACCAGGAAGAGAGCTCAACACCTAAAAAAACATATGACTTGGAGAAGGATGCGGATTTGATATTCGCGTCTTTTTTAATGGATTACAACATGGATCTATTCGAGTACCAGGGCAGGCTTCACTGGAAGAAATTCATTGCACTTCTAACTGGACTGAGTGAAAGAACGCCATTTAAGAAAGTGATTGAGATTCGCACATGCGATGTCCCAGAACGCAACAAGCATAACGCCAAAGACGTGGACAAGCTTCTCAAATTAAAACGTCTCCACAAGCTTGATAAACCATCCGTGGAGAGCATCAATCAAACATTTGACCAACTAGGAGCTGCATTCATTGCATCCGCCAAAGGAGGTGGAAAGCATGGCTAATGATGGGAAAATAACCATAGGTACAAAAATAGATCAACTGGGAGCAAAGCATGGAGTAAAGGACCTTCAAAAAACACTTCAAGGTTCTGCAAAGAAAGCCAATAACGTCGGGAAAAAGATGTCCACTTATCTAACTGCTCCTATAATGGCTGTGGGTGCAGCTGGTTTTGCAGCAGCAGACTCCTTAGATCAGGCCTATAGAAATATCCGAGTTGGTACTGGTGCGACTGGTGATAAATTGGAAGGCTTGAAAGATACCTTTAAAGATGTATTTGAAAGCGTTCCGGATAGTGCTGACCAAGTTTCCAATGCTCTATCAACGATTAACACCTTAACAGGAGCAACCGGGGATCAATTAGGTGATTTAACCAAGGGTGTTTTAGATGCTTCGAGGACATTAGGGGAAGATGGCGTTGCAAATAGTGAAGCATTCGGTCGGGCTATGAAACAATGGCAAATTCCTGCTGATGAAGGTGTTGGCCAATTAGATCACCTATACAAAATGACCCAGGATTATGGCGTGGGGTTAGGAGAATTAAGTGGTCAATTGACAACCTATGGTTCTGTCTTGGGTAACGCCGGCTTTAATATGCAGGAATCTGCTGAATTTATGGCAAGCTTGGAATCAAATGGTATTGCAGTGAGTCGTATCATGCCAGGGTTGAATAAGTCATTTCGTGACTGGGCATCCGAAGGGAAAAACAGCCGTGATGAACTAGAAAAGGTAGTTAAGAAAATACGTGAAACAGAGGACAGTCAGGAAGCGTTATCTCTTGCTACCGAAACATTTGGTGCAGAAGGTGCCCAGCGTTTGATGACGGCCATTAAAAATGGTGCTATTCCTGCCTTTGATGAACTTGGAGACAGTATGGAAGGTTCTCAAGGCCTGATAAACGAGACTACAGAAGAAACTAAAACCATAGGAGAACAATTCCAGGAACTCAAAAACCAATCTATGACAGCACTAGAACCTTTGGGACAAACTTTGTTGAACCTTGCTAAAGATGCTTTGCCTCCTTTGATTTCTGCTGTTCAAAAAGTCGCGGAATGGTTTGCAAATCTGTCACCGACTGCCCAAATAGTCATTATGGTAGTTGGTGCTATTATTGCAGCCATTGGTCCTTTATTGATTTTATTAAGTAGCTTATCGCTTGTTGTAATGGGGCTTAGTGCTCCATTTTTAATGTGGACTGGCATTATTGTAGGGGTAATTGCAATTGTCGCTGTTTTGGCTACAGTGATAGTGAAAAACTGGAGCAAAATTCAGGAATTTACGGTGCAAATTTTTGTAGCGGTAGCAGCGTTTTTAAAAAAATTCTGGCAGGATTTTTGGGATGTAACTTTAAAATTTATTGCTTTAGTAGTTGCTAAGATAGCTTCTGGGTGGAAATCTGCTTCTAATTTAACAAAATCAGTTTTTTCCGGAATCGCTAGTTTTTTCAGCTCAATTTTTTCAAAAATAGGGTCGATTTTTACTAAATCGGTAGAATTTTGTCAGTCAATAATCGGCAAAGCTTGGCGCTGGGTCTCCGATACAACGAGTTCTATTTGGTCGGGTATTTCTGGCTTCTTTTCTCGAACCTGGTCTAAATTACTTTCGGGGATATCTTCTTTGAAGGACGGTTTTGTTTCAGCATGGGTAGCCATCAAAAATGGGGTCAAACGACCAATAAACGGAATTATCTCTATGGCGAACGGAGTCCTGCGTGCCATAGAGAGCATGGTCAATGGAATTTCTAGGGCAATAAACGGTATTCCGAGCATAGATATTCCGGATTGGGTACCAGGAATAGGCGGTGGTTCTTTCGGATTGCCACACATCCCATCTGTTTCTTTACCGAGAATCCCTTCACTGGCAACTGGTGGTGTTGCAGCCGATCCAACTTTGGCCATGATTGGTGATGCCGGAACAGGAAACCCGGAAATTGTAGCACCTGAGAAGATGCTTCGAAATATATTCTCTAGCGAAATGCAACGTAACAGCGGTGGAGGAAGCATTGATATCGGGGCTTTGGTTGATAAAGTCCTGGACAAAATTGTGTTGGAAACTTCCTTTGATGTTAACGGTGAGGCTATTGTAAGAACAACAGGAAAGCCGATGAAGCGATATCTGCAAGGGGAAAAAGTAAAATCTGCAAGAGGTAGGGGGTACAGGTAATGGTTGCAATTGACGGTGTACATTTAAAAAAGGATTTAGGCATTGATATATTGCTAGATATAGAGCTTCCGGGTTTACCTCCTACCCGCGACAAAACATTAGAAATACCTGGTATGCATGGGGTCTATGATTTCCCATCGGAAATGGACCCTGTACCTCATGCCATTCCTCTAAGGGTTAGAAGCAACAATATGGCTGATGTCCAACGAAAGGTGAAAGAATTAACCAGGCTTCTCTTGGATGATTGGGGAAGACCGAAAAATGTTAAGCTGTCCTACGATTTAGAGTCGAATAAGTATCATTGGGTGAGATACTCTGGATCGCTGGATATTTTAAGGCGAGCTATAGCCGGAGATTTCACCTTGCCTTTTATTAACAACAAAGCTTGGCATTACAGTAATGTGGAGAACAATGAAATTCACTGGGATAGTGAAACAGTGACCTTTGATGATGACTATTCTTTCGAAACTGTTTATGTTGACGATGAACATATTAGTTCACCGCAAACGGTACAGACTTTTGTAAACGGCTATGCTATAAGACCAAAAATAATAATTACAGGCAGTGGTGACAATGTGACTTTCCGTGCGAATGGGAAGTCTTTTTCTTTGAAGAATTTCACGGATGCTTCTTTTGAGATAAATGGACAAAATTACACGATCATTAAGGATGGAGCAAACGGTTTTAGTGAAAAAGTAGGCAAAGACTTTTTAGAGTTGTTGCCAGGTTTAAATGACATTGAAATAAGTGGATCTAATATGGACTTTAATTTATCAGTAATAGTCATAGATCAATACATGTAGAAGGACGGTGGGTGATATGTCATTAGATAAAATTAAAATTGGAGAGAAAGAATCACTGGCATCAGGTGCCAAAAAGGTAAATGCTGCCATTGATGCGGCAGATAGAGCTGAAAATAAGTCGAATCAAGCGATTAATATATCTAATGAAGCGAAAACCGAGTCTGACAAAGCTATAAAAGATTCAGAAGCTGCTTTAAGATATAACGTTGGTAAATACCTGCAACCAGTAGCCACACTATCAGATTTAGCATCTACTTATCCTAACCCTGAAGAAAACGACCGAGTCTTTATACGGGATACAGGAAAAGTATTTGTTCGAAAAGACGGTGAATGGTTTGAATTTTCCGAGATAACAACCGGTCCAGTCAATGAAGTTGATCAACGACTTAGTTCGCAAATAGAAGCAACAGAAAAGAAAGTAGATTATTTTAAAAGCATAAAAGAAAATGAAAGTTTAAAAATAGCTGTTGCGAACGGATGGGACTGGACTGCCGCATTCCAAAAAACGGTGGATGATTCATTAGATGGTGGCGTGATTATCTTCCCTCCTACCGAAACTTATTATCTAGGCAATGTTTCAAGTGAAGGTAAATCGCTTAGTGTTATAAGTTATGGTGCAAGAATTATTCAAAATGTAAATTCCCCTGTAATGAGTTTCAAAGGAGGGTGGGAGGAAACGAGCAGTATTTCCTCCATTTCTGAAACCAACTATGATTTTTCTGGGGAAGGTTCTATTATAACTGATAAAATTACCCTTTCTACAACACCTGCATTTAAAAAGGGAGATGTTATCAAGGTAGTTTCAGATGACGAAATAGAAGGAGCAAAACAAAGTGCAACAGGTGTACGTAGAAAAGGAGAATTTGCCGTAGTAGGAGCGGTGGAGGGTGAAGATGTTGTTCTAACAAGCAAACTTCGCGAAACATATATAACAAGTCCAAGGGTATCGAAGTTAAAAAATATCACATTTACCATTGAAGGATTCAAGTTTGACTCTCTGAATTCTGGAGATTCTTCTGGATGGAACGCTTCCTATATCACCATAAAAGCAGCGAGGGACATAACACTCAATGATTTACAATGCGAAAAAGGGTACGGTTCGTTTGTAACGTTAACCGGAATTTACGGATATTCAGTAACTGACACTCACATTAAAAATTTAAAAAATGATCCGGCTACCGGTTCTTATGGTTATGGGATTAACGACATTTCTTGCGAATATGGTTCCGTGAATTCAACATTGTTTATTAATTGTCGTCATGGCTATACCACTAACACAAACGGTGTGGAAGCCGGTTCTACGGAGATTGAGAGTTTCGGAAGAAGTGCGAATACGACCGTAAAAGGTTTTGGTCACGGGTGTTCCAATTCAGCTTTTGATACCCATGATGAAGCTTACAACATTCACTTTAGGGGATGTACGGTTTATGGAAATTACAAAGGTAAATCAGCTAGTGGTACAGCATTTAGTGCTAGAGGGAGGAAGATTCAGTTTACGGATTGTGTAGCGGAGAATTGTCGATACGCTTTTAACATTTTTGAAGGGTTTCCAAACTCAACTAAAGATATATTCATAACTGACTGTAAAGCATTTAATATAGTTGGTGCTGCCGTTATCGTCAATAAAACGGGAACTGGTCAAATAGTTAATAATGTATTCATAAAGGGTGGATACTTTGAATTATTGCGAGGGAGTGTCGTATTTGATCTCGCTGATTCAAACGGAAGAATAGAGGGAGTAAAGATTAAATGTAAGACTAATTCCTCTTATGCTCGGATGATAAAACAGACAAGATCTGATTTTATTGTTGAAAATTTAACAGTAGATTTAAGTGAATATTCACTATCGGGATCAAGAATTTTCACCACTAACGAGGGGTCTAAAATGAAGGCGAAGGATGTCAAAGTTATATATGGTGGTGGTAGTGTACATCTTGTCGCTGAAGGTGATTCTTCTACAACTAAATGTGAAATTATTGATTTTTCAGGGAATCAAGAAGTGGCAACTGATAAAGACATACCGTCTTTCCTTTTTTCATCTGCTAATGATTACAATAATACTTTTTATTTTTTAAACCAGACAATAAACACCAATGTAGATGCACATTATAAAATCGGTCAGAGTTTACATGACAACATTTATCTAAAAGTAAACCCGAGCACAGACTCTATTGGCTTTTATGAATTTCCTGCTGGAAATAGAAGAGGACAGACTCTAACAATAAAGAATGACAGTAGTATGAATACACTTGTAATTAGATCAAGTTCTTCTTACAGGACAGAACTTCGAATGAGCCAACCAGTAACATTACAGCCGAAAGATGTTATAACATTGCTATGGAATGGAAGCTCTTGGAGTAGTATGTAAGTTTGGTTATCGTTATGGTCCAAAGTCGGTATTTTCATAAAATTTCATTGAGTTAGTATTATGATACTGGTATTATTAGGTAGATACAAATACTGACAGGGGTTCAAGAAAATGCTAACGATTAATAAAAGACGTGAAAACATAGTGATTGGAGCTGTGGCAATACCTTTCTTGCTTTTAATAGGATTTTATCCAATTCTAACAGCCGGAATAATTATAGCAATTTTGGGTTTATGTGTGACATTCTACTTTTTTGTTGAGTCCAATTACAAAATGATATATTTCCTTTTTGTTGTGTCGATTATTCAAAACACGGTAGTTATTTATTTAATGGGGAACTTAGGCATCTCACAAGCTTATGAACTTCAGTATTATAAAGAGTTATTCTTGTTAGGGTTATTGGGATATTTATTGTTATTTAAGAATAGACTTTTCCATAATTTAACAAGAATTGACTTTGTTTCGATATTGTTTATTTTTTATGTTTTGACAATTTCGGTTTGGCTTGGTGATGCTAATAATTTTACAAAAATTGCATCCTTAAGACAGGTAATGCTCCCTTTTATCTTTTACTTTTTAGGTAAGCATATTGTACTTAGTAGGTCTAACTTAAAGAAGTTGCTGACTAAATTGCATGTTTTTGGAGTTATTATTGTCTTGTTTGGCATTTTTGAGAGTTATCTATACCCTGAATTTTGGCAGGATATAGGAATATATAATTTCTTTTTAGAAAAAAGAGGGCAGGAAGCATTGACAATGGTGAACGGGCTACCCTCGAATTTTTATACTTCTGACTTTGTAAAATATACTGGGCAAATGTTAAGGAGGACGGCTTCTTTTGTATCAAACCCGCCCGTACTCGCACATATTATAGGATTCCTAGCTGTTTTTTCTCTGTTTAACCGGAAATACATTGGCAAGAGTTGGTTTTCTATATTATTCTTGTCTGCTGGTGTATTTTTAACACTAGGCAAAGGCGGAATTATCACTTTAGCTATCGGGTTTGGTTTTTATTTGTTGTTTGTCTTAAAAAGACCTTTTTTATCTTACATCTTAGGTTGCTTAGGTGTATTAGGGGCGGCAGCATATATTAATAAAGTAATAAAACAAGGACTTTCAGCGGTAGACCATATATTTGGTTTTACTAATAGCTTTAAAGAAGGACTTGAACATCCATTTGGATCAGGATTGGGCACTGTAGGAAACCTGGCAGAGGTATATAATGGCAATGCGACTGTTTCGGAGGGAGCTGGAGCAGAAAGCTTTTTGGGATTAGTGGTCGGGCAATTTGGTGTTATTGGTTTTGCTTTATTCAGTTTATTCTTTATCCTGATATTTAACAGGTTGATGAAATTTTTAAAGTTGGTTTCTGATGATAAATTTCTGTATTCTGTCTCAGTTTCGTTGTTGGCTGTGATGGTAGCTATATTCTCAACTGCTTTCTTAACGGAGTCTGCTATCTCATACACTAGTGCCGGGATACCAATACTGTTGTCTAGCATCTTAATTAATAATTATAAAATACTTTTAGATAGTAATGAAAATGAGGAAGAACAAGTAAAAAAAGGAAAGTTACGTGTTAGTTAATAATCAACCGAAGGCTTAACATATTGATAATAATTTAGAAGAACCTCTGTTGCAGTGGTTCTTTTTTTATGGAGGTGAATCGCTATACTAACTGTAAAAACAAAAGACTTACAGGATTTAGGCATACTGGAAAACGCCTCAAATGTAGGATACGAGAAGCCAACCAATGAACTTTGGACGGCTTATTTTTCTTTGCCGATAGACGATCCGAAGAATGAATTATGTGATTCCTTCAATGTCCTTGAGATAACACATCACGATGAATATATCGGCTTGTTCCGTATTATACCGCAGAAAACAAGCATCCAAGACAATATAATAAACTATGAATGCGAGCACGTTCTGGCCACTCTGTTGGGGGACGTGCTTTTTAAATACCATCAATTCACGAATTATACGACACGACAAGTTCTTCAATTCATCCTAGATGAACAAACAACCAAGCACTGGGTATTGGATAGAGTTGATTTCGAGCGTAGATTTCATTATAAGTTTGAAAATGAGAATGGTCTGCTTGCTCCGGTATTGTCGATTCCAGAACCATTTAATGAACCATATCGATTTGAATATAATACGCAAACATACCCTTGGGAATTAAGCCTGGTAAGACCCTCTGAAGTCGTTAAGGGCGAATTACGCTGGGGGAAGAATATGGGCTCCTTTGATGAAGTTCTGGACCCTACTGAAATTGTAAACCGGATTTATCCTCTCGGAGCTGGTGAAGGGGTCAATCAACTCGATATTACCGAAGTGAATAACAGTGTTCCTTATATCGAGGATGCAGAATCCATCAAAAAATATGGACTCTTTCAATATGTATGGGTGGATAATCGATTTGAAAATGCTAAAACGTTAATGGCAAACGGTGAGTCGCTGTTAAGTCAGTGGAAGGACCCGAAAATATCACTAGAAGCCAAAGCCTCTGATTTATCCATGAAAGAAGAGTTCAAGCACGAAAGGCTTCGCGAGGGTGACCTGGTTGAAATTATTGTCCCGGATAGGGATAGCTACATCGTTAGAATAGTTAATGAGTCAAAAGGTGATTTATTTGGCAGATATGAAGATATAGACTTTGAGTTGAATAATAAATTGGATGATATTGCGACTACTCAGGCAGATGTTGAAAGAAAGCAGCAAGTTAATGATGCGTATAGCATGGGAGCAACGAACATCATGAATTTCACTTATCAGGACAATTGCGACAGCGCAGTCCCTGCATTAATACCTATCTATATTGATGACGATGTAGTGAATATTAATACTTGCGAGTTAACTTTCCGGACAAAGGCTTTCAGGGCATACAGTCAGGCTACTCATGGAGGAGGGGCAATTGTTGAATCCACTTCCAGTGGTGGTTCGGTTGTAAAATCAACTTCTTCAGGAGGAGGAACGACACGATCTACCACGTCCGGAGGGGGTACCACAGCGACATCTAGCTCTGGGGGTGGAACGACTGCCACTTCCAGTAGTGGTGGAGGGACAAGCAAATCCACAAACAGTGGAGGTTCTACCACTCAATCATCAACGTCAGCTGGAACCCATCGCCACAGAGTTTTTAATTACAACAACAATTTCGGGACGGTGCCTGCAGATGATAACTGGCAGTATTATTCTGCTCCAAGGGTTGCTGACGGTACTGCTATAGGCGCCGTTTTTATACCAGGAGCTGCAGGGGATATCTATACTCATTCGGCAGACGGAGCTCATAATCACTCTGTAAGCATACCGGCCCATTCTCATTCATTTAGCACGCCAAATCATTCACATGATGTTTCGATTTCAAATCATACACACCAAGTAACTATACCGAATCACGCTCATGATGTGACTATTCCAGATCATACGCATGAAATTGATATACCAAATCATTCTCATGAGATAGAACTGCCGAATCATACTCACGATATCAATCATGGCATTTATGAACTTAATGAAACACCATCCAATGTGGAAATAAGAGTGGATGGTAACGTGGTTGATTTTGACAGCACAAGTGGTGATCGCATCGATATAGTTGATTATTTGGAGAAGGATGACTCTGGGAAAGTAACAAGAGGTCGGCATGAAATAGAAATTTCACCTAATGATTTAGCGAGGATAGAGGCTGACGTAATTTTAAGAGTATTTATCCAATCACATTTAGGAGGTAATTATTAATGATAAAAATAAAGGTTCTAACACATAGTGGAGACGACGTAACGGTGGAAGTTGAAGATTTTGATAGCAAAGCATTCATTCAAGAGGTTAACGAAGCCGGCTCCCAGTTAGTAGAGCTTGGCGGCGAAACATTCTCAGGCATAGATATAAAGGGAACAAGAACAATAGAAGAGGAAGAAGAAACCAGCGCCATATAGGCGTTTTTTTATATTCCAAATAGGAATTCAAGCTTGAGGTGGTGATGTGTATAGTAAAGATAAGGGGTGAATGAAAATGAAAAAAGCATTATTAGTTTTAGTCTTCTCAGCAGTATTAATGGGTTACTCCAATGATTATACAGATGAAATTAATAAACATATTGAAACCATGAAGGAACAAAGCGAGATGTTTGCCGTAGGTAATGGAGATTACGTTGATTTCCAGGCTGCTATAGAAGATTTCAACAACACATTGGAAGCAATTGATTCAGACGACCAACAATTAAATGGATATATAGAGCTCCAATTAGAAACAAACGAAATGAGACTGGCAGCTTTTAAATCAAGAGAAGCAGAATCAATAAGCAAAAGCACTTTGAAACAAGCGCAAGCATTAGACATATGGAATCAAATAAAAAATGATTGAGAACCTGACGAGGGTTCTTTTTTTATTGCAAAAAAATGGGCGGCCACCACGCCCTCCTGTCATCAACGGGGAATTGATAATGGTTTAACTGGTGGCCATATACAGATATACGAAAGATTTAATTGGTTTACGGGGGGTCAATAGAATGGAGGAGATCACCATCGAAACGGTGCTTCAGTATTTTTTAACACAGGGTCCTTTCGCGGCTCTTTTTGTATGGTTGTTGATATATGTAATGAATGCAAACCAACAGAGAGAAATGCGATTGCAGAGTTTATTAGAAAAATTCAGCGAAAAATATGACGACGTTATTGATGAATTGAAAGATATAAAAGACCGATTGCCGCCCAGGTAGTCGGTTTTTTAATGCAATTAAAAGGAGGTGATCAAACATGGAAGAAGTTTTGATTTTTGCTACAGTCCTGCTGCCTTTTGTCACTGCTTTAGTTGAATTAGCGAAGAAAACAATAAATATCCCGAAAAACATTGTCCCCGCCATTTCTTTCCTGGTGGGGATTCTTATTGGCGCTATTGCCTACCCATTCACTGATGTTGAATTGGTGCTGAGATTATGGGCCGGAGGCATTGCAGGATTAGCTGGAACTGGATTATTCGAATTGGCGGTTAATAAGCGAGAAGGCACAACAAAATAAAAAGGAGTGTGTTTCATATGGCGTTATCAGTACAAACATTGATTGATCGTTCTGTAAGGAATATGGGTAGTGGAATTCATCCAGTCGTAAAAGAAGCAGCTATTGAAGTGATCAAAAGAGCATATGACGAAGGCATCTATGCACAAATTTCTTCCGGTTATCGTAGTAACGCACGACAGCAACAGCTATACAACCAAGGGCGAACTACGCCAGGTAATATTGTTACCAACGCCCGTCCTGGCACAAGCTATCACAACTATGGTTTGGCTGTAGACTATTTCCTTGTTTCTAGCGATGGGTCTAAAGCGTTATGGACAGTGAATAACAAATGGAAACGGGTTGCAGCTATTGGTAAGTCTCTTGGTTTTGAGTGGGGAGGCGATTGGACAAGCTTTAAAGATTATCCTCACTTACAAATGACAGGTGGATTGTCTATTTCTCAATTACAACGTGGAGCAAGACCTAATTTGAGTTCAAAGGCTAAAGTTGGCCAAGTGAAATCAGCTACTGCAAAAGGGTTTTACGAGAATGGAGACTCAGGACCTGAGGTGGAAGCATTTCAAAAACGGTTGCTGGATCTTGGTTATAAGCTGCCGAAATATGGCGCGGATGGTAACTTTGGAGACGAAACAGAAGATGCAGTCAGACAGTTCCAAGAAGATCGTGAAATTGAAGTTGATGGATTTGTAGGCCCGGAAACACAAGCGGAACTTAAAAAGGATAACAAAATAAAGGTCCCAGAAACTAACTTAAAGAGAGGAGATTCTGGGACGGAAGTGGAAGATATGCAAGCGGCCTTTGCCTCCATTTACTTCTATCCAGAAAAAGGCGCTAAAAATAATGGAATAGATGGAAGATACGGACCTAAAACAGAAAATTGCGTATATAGATTTCAAAAATATTATGGTCTTAAAAAGGATGGAAAGTATGGTCCTGAAACGAGAGGAAAGCTTAAACAACTTGTCTAATAGCACTTTAAAAGGCTATATTGGAAATATCCTTTCATGTTCCATTTATTGGATTCCCCCTCTTATTAAAGAGGGGGCTTTTTTATTGGTCCAAAGACGGGACATGGATATTAAATACCAACAAATAAAAATCACGAAATATTTAAATGTATTTTTGATGATTAGCGTTTTATAA